AACAACTAGAAGTGGTGCTTATGCTGCTGGAATGATACTTGTTAAAAACGCAACAAAACAAGGTTATTTAGAAGCAACTGATGGCGATGGTGTAGATATATCTGGTAGAATGCAATATCATAGAGGAACAGTACAAAAAGGTATGACACAAACTCTATCGACAAGTGGTGGTAATAATAATGGCGTTGTTTTAGAAGAAGAAAAATGGTCTGATTTAGATTAAAAAGAGGTGTAGGAATAATGAGAGAAAAACATATTTTAAAAATTGAAAAAACAAAACAAGCTATTGAAAATACCAATAGCAAACAAAGAAAACATGAATTAATAAGACATTTAAGAAAACTACAAAAAGATTTAAAGATATATGATTCTTATAGGAGGTGTTAAAATGAAAAACTTATGGAAGATAGTATTGTGTATAGGAATAGCTATGATAATTGTATCAATAGCCATTCAAGTAATAGGTATGTTGATAGATCACGAGTGCTATCAACTAGAACCAAATGAATTTTACCAAAATAGTATATGTGAAAGATATTGGGGTGATAGATAATGAATGGAGAAGAGTTTGAAGAAGAATTATATAGAGAAAATCTTTACTTTGTATATGAAGATAAATGTAAGGAATTAGAAAAAGAACTAGAAAACCTAAAGAAAATAGAAAAAGAACACCAACGTATAAACGGTGAGTTAAGAGAAGAACTAGAGTTTGAAAAAGCAACAAATAAAGAACTAATAAGTACAGGTGCAGAACTAGAAAACAAGTTATATGAAGAACAAGACAAAAATAAAAGACTAAATAATATCATAAACAAAGCACTAGGAATAGCAAATGAAAGGTTTAATTATTATTCTCATTATAAAAGTAATAATGAAGAACATTTAGAAGATTGGGAAAATATTTTTAATGTTTTATTAAGGAGAGATAACGAATGATACCTGATGATGTAGAAATAATCATAATGACAAAAGAAGATTATGATAGAAATGTAGAACAATTATTATTAGATAAATGTAAAGCAGAGTTAGAAGTAGAAAGATTAAATAACATCATAAATGAGTTTGATAAACTTATTGAAAATGAAATAAACGAAAGTAAATTAGAAGATAATTATGAAAAAGTAGATAGTTTAGAATATTGTTTAGCAACACTAAAAGAACTAAAAGGAAGTGATAAAGAGTGAAGAAAGAAACTTTGGAAAAGAAATACAACATTAAAGATATTTCTAGTCAATTAGGACATAAAAGTTATATAGAACTAACAAAATATACACTAACAGGTTTTTATTTAGGAGAGCCAACTTATTACATTAATTTAAGACCTTTAAATAAAACTATTGATGATTATTTTAAAGAGTTAGGAAGTGATAAAGAGTGAAAGTAAATTATGTTTTAATGTATGGAACACCATATTTAAAATATAGAGAGTTTGAAACATTTGAAGATGTAAGCAAGTTTTTAGTAAATAAAAGCATAGTTAATTATTCTATATTTAAAAAATTAGAAGATAAAGAAGAAATAGAAATGATATATCGTGATAATGATATACATTATTTAGAAAAAGAAAATGAAAGACTAAATAAAGAGTTAGAAAATCTAAAAAAATTAAATAATGCTAACTATCAAAGTTTTATAGAAGTGAATAATATCATAAATGAATTAGAAAAGTATCTTGATGAACAAGTTGATTATATGACACATCATTCAATAGAAAGAATGGTAGCATTTGATTGTTGTAGACATAAATTACAAGAACTAAAAGGAAGTGATAAAGAGTGAACTATTTAATTGAAATAAATTATAAAAATAAAGAATTATATCAAAAATTGATAAAAATACCATTAAATAGTCAAATAAAAGTATTAAAAGATAAAGATATGTATATTATTACATTAAGTAATGATATTGACACGTATTTATACGAATTAAAAGAAAAAGAAATAAATGGCTTTGAGATAAAAAGAATTAATTAAAGGAAGTGAATAAGTAATGAAAAGAATTAGATTAGCAATAATGGAATATATGAAATTATTAGGTTATGAGTTTGATGAAGATTTAGAAGATTATGGAACAATATATGCAAATAAAGAACCTAATGTAATAACTGAAAAGGATAAAGCAATAATAAATGTTTTTAAAACAATATATGAAAAACTCGAAGAAGAATTTGATGTATATAAAGATTAGGAAGTGATAAAGAGTGAAAAAACTAATTTATAGTAAAGAAGATTTAGATTTAATATTAGCTTTGGAGTTAGAAGAAAAAGACAAAGAAATAGAAAGACTAAATAATATCATAAATGAATTTGATAATTGGTTATTAGGAGAAAAGATGATGTTCTATAAAGGCGGCGATGGGGAAACACTTATTAGGTTTAATGAAACAGTAAATAAATGGTTAGAATTAAAAGGAAGTGAAAAAGAGTGATAGCAAAAGAGATGTTTGAAAAGTTAGGGTATGAAGATTTTTGTGGAACTCTTAATTATATTAAAGAATATAAAGATGGCAGAGAAATATTTATAGATTTTGACATAAAAAGAAAAAAGATTTCTAAAGGAAGATGTGGCTTTGCTATTTATAAAATGGATAGTAGAGATATAGAAATAACTTTAAAAGAACTACAAGCTATAAATAAACAAGTAGAAGAATTGGGGTGGAAGTAATGAGTGAAGAATTAAAAGTAAAAAGAAGTTATGCTATTCCTGAAAATGAAATGGTAATTATTAAAGATACTAATACATTATTACATAACATTGTTGATAGTGAATTAGAAGAAAAAGACAAAGAAATAGAAAGACTAAATAATATCATAAATGAGTTAGAAAAATATTGTAATGAAGAAATAGAAGATTATGATAAGAATATTAAATCACAATATATAACTGATATTACAAAAGAACAATATGAAGGAGAAAAAGTTTGTTTTGAAGATATGTTATATAAGATTAAAGAACTAAAAGGAGTTGATAAAGAGTGATTAAAGTAACATATTGGAATATGGGAGAAACTTATAATCAGTATATTCCTTTAAAAGAAAGAAACGAGGAACAAATATTTTATACTAAATATTTTAAAAGTAAATTGTTAGCAAAATTATATATATTTCATTGTAGATTATGGCACGATTATATAGAAGTTGAGGAAGTGAAAAAGAGTGAGTGAAGAAGAATTACTAAATATAAATGGAATTAGAGAAGATTTATACCAAGCAATGCAAATTGGAGATATAACATTAAATTCTAAACATAGTCAAGAATTGTATGATTTTATGAATTATCAGGACAAAGAAATAGAAAGACTAAATAAAGAATTAGAATTTGAAAAGTTAAAAAATAAAGAAGTAAGAGAATATGTAGAAACAAAATATTTATCAGAGTTTGATGATTTTGAAAAGCCTTTTATACTGACAGATAAAAATGATTGGAATAAAGTTTTAGAAATATTAGATAAGGAGAATATATGAAAGTAGGAGATTATGTAAGAACTAGATGGGGTTGTATTGCAAAGTTTGAAGGTATTAACGAAGGGTTTTATGAGTTTGATAATATAATAATGGACGAAAGTAGTGCAGTTAGAAAAGAACTTTTTGTTGATATTGTAGAAAAATCAAGTCCAAACATAATAGATTTAATAGAACCAGGAGATTATGTTAATGGTGAAAAAGTAATTAGATTATTTAATCCTACATTTTTATCAATAGGAGAATTACCTTATGTAATTACTGATAAAAATAAATATGAACCACAAGAAATTAAATCAATAGTAACAAAAGAACAATTTGAAAGTATGGAATATAAGATAGGAGAGTGATTATATGAAAGGTAATGAACTCATTGAAAAAATATTAAATAAAGAAATTAAATCAGGAACTTTAATAAAAATGAAAAGTCATTATCCAGGTTTAGAATGGGAAAAGACAATATGTTTTAATGGAAATTGGTTTAGTGAAGAAAAATACTATCCTGGTGTTCCTAGCTATGATGATATAATTGTACATTTATGTAGTGATTGTATGACTTTTGAAATAATAGAAGAAGATGAGAAAATAGAACCGTTAGATTATGAGTATATAAATACCTATGGTAATGTTTCACAATGTAAAAAGAGTGAAGAAAGAATCATTGATAAAATCAACGAAATAATAGATAAGGTAAATAAAGGAGAGTAAATAATGTTTGAACTTTGGGCAAGAAAAAGACCGGTAGATGGTAGAGGTTATCCATACGAGTTTATATTTAACTTTGATAATGAAGAATACAAATATACTGCATTAGATACACTAGATAGAAATATATATCAAGAAGCTATGATAGTAAAAGAAAATAGTTGCATCATGTCAGTAGAGTGGGAAAAACCATTTGTAAAAAGGATGGTGAAAAATGTACGAGCTGCTAATAAAACTAAATAATGAATTAGACTACAAGAAATACACCATAGAAGATTTAGAAGAAATAAAAGAAATATTAAAAAACTTACAAACAGAAGAAGTAAGATTAAAAAGAATGGAGGACAAAGATCAATGGAATCAAAAGAAAAAGAAATAATAGAAAGAGTAAAACAATATATCCATAACACTGCGTTGACAAGTTATTTGTTAAGAGATTTCTTAACAAGAGGTCCTGTGCCTATGGATAAATCAGAGTTAGGTAAACAGTTATTATATTTGTTGGAGGATCAAAATGAGGAAAAGGAAGAGGAGTCTAGCAACGAAGATTAAACTACTTTTTGTAAAAGCTAAATATACTGACAAAAGTAAGCCTGTCTATCATAAATTTAAAATACTCGATGGTAAGATATATGTTCTTAAAAAATACATAGATAAGAAAAGAGCTATTACCTGGAATGAGTGGAAAAAATAAAAAGTATAAATATAGTTATGATGTCCTAAACAATAAATACGAGGAATCTAAAGAAAAATATAGAAAAGCAACAGACGAGATAAAGTTTTATAAGTATTGGGTTGATAACTATAAACAAATGATATTAGAACTACAAGAAGAAATAAAACAACATAAGAAAACTATAAATAAAAAGAACAAAAAACTAAAGGAACAAGACTTATTAATGGGTTTACTTTACGATAAATTACTAGAATTGAAAAAAAGTTAAATTTTTTTCAATTTTATATTGACTTATATGTTTTAATATGATATATTATATTCAAGTAAGGGAGATAACCTTACTTGGAAAGAGGGATAAAATGAAAAAGAAAACGTGGGTGAGGTTGAAGAAATTATTAAATAGAATGTTAGTGGTTTTGGAAAGCAAATTTTTCGAAGAAACATATAAGGAATTATATGAAAAACAAAATCTATTATTAGACCAAAATGCACTAACGATTACTAAACAACGTAAAACTATCGCAAAACTTACAGTAAGAAATGAAGTATTGGAGATCATGTATAATGCCTTACAAGAAAAAGAAAGTTGATTTAGGCAACATACAATGTCCTGACTGCAAATATCAAAATCATGTTAGGAATGTAAAAATATATGGAACTTGTAAGTTATGTGGTAAGACGTTAGATAGTAAAGCAAAATTTGAATACGAAATGTATTGTAGATTAAGATTATGGAGAAAAAAGAAAGGTGGAAATAAAAATGAAAAACTTAAATAAAAAAGATTTAGAAAAATTAGTAAAATTATATGAGGAAGAAAGAGAACACTTTACATGGTTAATCACTTTCGAGGAGTTCGTTAAAGATTATGTTGTAAAATGCGAACATTGTGGAGAATATTTTGTAACAGATATGGGTGCTACAATGTGTGAAGAATGTTTAGAATATTTTGAAGAAGAAAATAAAGAAGTAGAAAATGATCCTGACTGGGTTTATTTTGAAGAAAACAAAGACCATTTTGTATATGGTATGTAGAAGAGGAGTAATGAGATAATGGAAAACAATAATAAAGAAACTTTATTTTTAGCAAAGTTAGAATTAATGATTAATAAAATGGATGAGTTAGATAGTATATCAAATGATATTACAGTAATGTTAGAAGAACTACCAAAATTACAACAAAATATCGATTATGAGTTAAGTGATTATTACCATAAAATGGAAGAACCAGATACAACTGATATTGAGTTCGTAAACATTGGTAAGAAAATTCAAGAATGTAGACGTATAAGAAACGACCTTAATTGTCTATATAATTTAAAGAAAGCCTATGACGAAAATAAAAACAAGTTGTTCTGGTCGCCATCACATAATAGAGAAGAGTTTAGGAAAAGTATTAAATATGCTAGAAAATATTTACATGAAGATTATAAATATAGAGTACTTACAGAAGAAGATATGAAGAGTTTTAAAAAGCAACCTAAAGAAAAAGTTATTACTATCAAAAAAGGTAAGATTACTAAAGAACAACTAGAGGAATGTTTGGCTAGTGGTATGAGAAATAAAGATATAGCTAAAGCATTTGGTGTTGACGATAGTTACATAAGCAAATTAAAAGCTGCCTATGGTTTAGGTACAAGATCATATAGAAAGAGAGGTTAATATATGGGAGAAGTACTATTAGTATTTGGTGTAGAACTATTATATGGAATATTTTGTATATGGGGTGGAATATATCTAAAAACAATGTTAGATAGTGATAGAAATAAAAAGTATGGAGGTAAATCAAATGAAAAACGAAATAATTTTAAAAAAATATGATATTGACTATTCTTTTATAATAAGTCATTACCTAGATCCCCAATTATGGGATAGACAATGGACTTTATTCGTGTATAAAGATACAAAAGTAACATTAAATTTAGAAAGCATACGTTGTAGAAAGCCAATAAATATTGACTTTAGAATAACTGTTGAAACACATGGTAAGAGAGATTCGAATACTATTTCTTATGACTTATCAAATGGTAATTTAACAGTATTACAAAAGCAAATTAATGGTTGTATTAGAACAGGTATTGATTATTGTGAAAAATGGACTATTGAAGAAGAAGATGGTTATAGAGAATTAAGCTATGCTATTAATGAAGAGCGAGATAGATTAAGAACGATAGCAGAAGAATATTTAGATGAAAATGGTATTACATTAGATGACGTTAGAGAGGCTTATATTGATAGATATATCTCTGATAACGCAAAAGGTTATACATATAGAGATAACTATACATTAGGTAGAAAATATATACCATTCTCTGATTTATGGTTAGTGTTTGCTAAAATAACAGAAAATGAAGATTTATACAACACTATTGTAGATAAAATAAGAGGTTCTGCTGATTTCGATAACATAGTAAATGAAATGAACGAGTTTATAGAAGAAATGAACGTAGAAAGCGATTCTGACGAATACGAAGAATATATGGATAATATGAGAGATAACTTGGTAGGTGTTTAATATGGGTAAATGGGAATTTTTAAAAGAAAATTATATAGATAAGGGTTTAAAGATATTCCCTATTGTTCCAAATGGTAAAACACCTATGATAGAAAGATGGCAAGAAGAATGTTCTAGCGATTATTTCCAAGTTTTATATTGGTACGAGCAATGTCCTGAATGTAATTGGGCATTGCCTTGTACCCAAAACGATATATTTGTACTTGATTTAGATAGACATGATCCTGAAAAAGATGGTGTTGATAACTTTGGTAAATTGGTTGATAAATTATTAACAGACGATGAGTATGACGAGTTTGCAACATGTGAGCAAGTTACACCTAGTGGTGGTAATCATATTATATTTAAAACAGATGAAGAGTTAAAAAATGTTTCCAATGCGGCTAATGTATTTAAAGATTACCAAGGTATTGATATACGTACTGATGGTTATATTTTAGTAGCACCTAGTGAAATAAATGGTAAAAAATATGGTTATGCAACTATTGGTAATTGTGATCCACAACCAATGCCTAGAAAAATTAAAAAGTACATACTTGAAAATGCAAGTCTAAAGAGTGATTCGAATAAAGAACCATATAAAAAACCAACTTCTGTTGAGGTTGGCGATAGAGATAATCAACTATTTCTATATATAAATGATATTTATTATAAAACAAGATTAGACTATGACGAAATATTATGTCTAGCTCTTAACTTTAATGAAACAATACTTGAAAAACCTTTTCCAACAAAAACGGTGGAATATAAGGTTAAGAAAGCATTTCAAAAACCAAGAGATAAAATGATTTTTATAAATCTTGGAGAATAAAAAAAATTCCTACGAAATATCGTAGGAATAATGAGATAATTTGTGTAGATTGATAATCAATCTAAACACACATTAATTATATCATTAGGATAGAATAGTGTCAAAAAGTTAAAATAATTATTGACTAATATATTATAATATGATATATTATATTCAAGAGAGGAGAGATTAAAATGAATACAGAATATTATGAAATAATGCTAAATGAAATGAGAACTAGAGAGTTTTCGATTAGACAATTTGCTAAATTCATAGGAATTGGTTATGCGTCATTAATAGAGTTCTTCGATAAGAACAGACCATTTAGACCATTAAGTAATAGAACAATGGCTAAAGTGCATAATCAAGTTGGTATTCCTTATGACATTATGGAGGAATATAACAAAACAATTTTAGAAGAAAGGGAGAAGTAATATGTACAAGTGCTATTTTAAGAATTTAGAAAAAGACTATACATTTTCAAAGGTTTTCGATAGTCCATATCTAATGAATAAATTTCTTACAAAAGTAAGATATAGCAAAAGATTAAAACTTGTTGGTAAGGTTAAATTGAATGGGTTTTAAACAATACCAAGTAGGAAAATCTTTTGAGCAAGAGATATTAAACTACTATGCTAGTAAAGGTTATTGGTCATATAAATTCCCAACAGAATTTGGTGGTACAATATGCGACATAATAGTTGCTCGTGGTGGAAGTTGTCTTTTTATTGAAGCAAAACATACAACAGGTGCTAAACTTTACTATAAAGGTAGCGGAATTTATAAAAAAAGAGATGAGTTAGACAACTTTGTTAAGAAATACAACTGTAATATTTATATCATGATAGATAGTGATAGATTAGGTTGTTATTGGACTACGTGGGTAAGATCAAAAGAAACATTTGAAGAGCAAGGTTATTTAGATTTAGAAAAAGATTGTTTTAAAGCAGATTTGGAGGTGAGATAATGGTACCAGATTTTATTGAAGAACCAACGACATTATCATTTAGCTTTAAATTAAAAGATGGAGAATGGGAAGAGATATGTTCTAATATTGGTGCAGCACCAGTAGTATCATATTCTGATGATGCAGTAGATGCTTTTAGCTATGGTATATGGGGCGTTAAAAATATGAAAAAAGAGGAGGAAAAAGATATGAATAAAGTATTAAAATTATGGAATGAGAGAAAGGTAGAAGAAATCGAATTAAAATATAATGATTTAATAAATGAATATATTGAAAAACATTATGAAACTAGAAAAAAATATAAAGACTTAATTGAAAAATTTGAAAAAGATTTAGAAACTTTATATAAAGAAGAAATTGAAAATAAAGAAAGTGAAAGTTCTATCTTAAAAGAAAACAATACTTGTAATGTATATAAGTATGTTGTTTACGAAGATAAATTAAGAAATGAAGCATACAAAAAATATAGAGAAGATAAAATTAAAGAGTCAGATGAACAAGTTGATAAATGTAATGAAATCGATGCTTTACTTTCTATGTCAGAAGATTTAGAGTACCAACAAAATGTTTTAATCGAATACGGAATTATTGATAAAAAGACAAAGAGAATGGTGTAATATGTTGAAAAATATTAAGCCAAACTCTGATAGATGGTTAGATTTAAAAGATTTACCAAACGAAGAGTGGCGAGATATAAAAGACTTCGAGGGTTTATATCGGATAAGCAATTATGGTAGGGTTAAGAGTTTAGAAAGATATAGAAAATCATATAGTAAACCAGTATATGTCCCGGAAAAAATAAGAAGAAATGGTTATGATAAAAATGGTTATCAAATATTACCGCTAAATAAAAATTCAAAAAAATATGTAAGGAAAATACATAGACTGGTTGCGGAGGCTTTCATACCTAACCCAGAAAATAAACCTTGCGTGGATCATATAAATTGTCAAGTCGATGATAATAGAGTTGAAAATCTCCGTTGGGCGACTATTGTTGAAAATAATAAATATTGCTACGATGCAGGGCGAGTATTCGACATTAATGCTTATATGGAAAAGGTGAGAAAGGGTTTGATTAAATGAAAATAACATTAAGCAATATTATAAAAATAGAAGATGCAACTAAAGATATTGAGAACTACTGCAAACGAGAGTTGACATTTAATAACCCCGATTATATTAAGAAAGTAAGAATGGGTTTTTCTGTATATAGAACACCAAGAACAATAAAGCTATATGATTATTACAATGGTAACATTTATTTGCCAGTAGGTTGTTTCGAAGATATATGGTCAATACATCCTGTAAAAAAAGACTATGTTGATTACACTATAACTAATAACACCGAGATAAAATCTAATATAGTACTACGTGATTATCAAAAACCCTGTACTGACGCACTTAAAAAGTATGTCAACGGAATCTTTGTACTACCACCGGGACTTGGTAAAACACAGATAGGTTTAGAGTGTGCCGCTACATTAAAGCAAAAAACATTATGGATGACACATACTAAAGAATTACTAAACCAAGCTAAAGAACGTTGCGAAGATAATCTTATATGTAAAACAAGTGTAATAACTGATGGGAAGTGCGATTTGTCTGGTGATATAGTGTTTGCAACAGTACAAACTCTAGTAAACATTATAGAAAAACGTAAGGTAAAACAAAATGAGTTTGGACTTGTGATAGTTGACGAGGTACACCATTTAAGCACTAATGCCGAAAGTGTTAAAATGTTTGAGAAATGTGTTAACTATTTCAATTCAAGATATAAACTAGGACTCACTGCAACACTACATAGAGCTGATGGTTTAGAAAATACAACAGTCAAGATTTTAGGTAATGTTATATATGAGGTTAAGAAGAGTGAAGATAAGAAATTCTTAATAGGTTATTATGAGGATCAAGAGATAATCAGATTACCTATCGAGCAGTTTCAAGTACCAGCTCAAATACACATGCTAGAAACAAGCTATAAAGTAGCAGATAAGGACGTTTATGATACAAGTGGTAGAATTATATTCACAACCCTAATAAGCGACCTAGCGACCGATTATGATAGGAATAAGAAGATATTAGATTTAATCAATAAAATTAAAGGTTATACAATAGTTATTAGCGAAAGAACAAGTCAACTAGAATATCTTAATCAAAATATCGAAAACTCTATCTATATAAATGGAAAAACACCAAAGAAAACACGTGAGAAAATGATAGAAGAGTTTAGAAAAGGACAACATAAAGTATTGTTCGCAACTTATTCGCTTGTAGCAGAGGGACTTGATATTCCTATTCTTGAAAACTTAATAATGGCAAGTCCTGTTAAGGATGAGCGACTAGTAGTACAAGCAATAGGTAGGTGTCAAAGACCGAGTAATGGTAAACGAATCGCTAATATTTATGATTTGGTTGATGATGTTAGTATTTTAGATAGATTTACTAGAAAAAGAAAAAATGTGTATAAAAAAGAGGGATGGGAGATAAAAAATGGAATTTAAAGATTACAAAGAAAAGCAAAAATATTACAAAGAGAAATCAAAACAAACTAAAATGTTTTGGGAAAGTTCTAATGGTAAAAACAATGGTATTGTAAAAGGTAGAACCTATGTAAAACCAAAAGGTGATAAAAAATGACAGTAGAAGTACCTCTTGTCGTTATAGCTTTCTTTCTAGGTATAGCTTTCACAGTTATATGCGAAATAATTGTCATTAAACGTGTATCTGATAGTGAAGAAAAAGCTAAAAAAGAACTTATAGATAAATACGTTGAGATGTATGTTTCGAAGATAGTTAAAGAAGAAGATAAAGATAAGGACGAATAATGGACTTTGATACTTTATTAGATAGAGTTTGGTATTACGATATAGAGATTTTTGCTCATGATTGTTTAGTAGTTTTTATATCACATAAAACTAAAGAGAGAGTATATTTCCACAATTCATTTGCCAATGATATTCAAATGTTTCTTGATAAGTATGATCCCATTCTTATTGGTTATAACTGTAATAACTACGATAAATGGATATTAAAATGTTGGTTAGCTGGTTATACACCAGAAGAATTAAAGGATGTTAATGATTATATCATTGGTGGCGGTAAAGGTTGGGAGATAGATTGTGGTCGAGTAACTCTTCCTATCCATTGGGACTTGTTTAATGAAATAAACCCTAGAAAATCTCTTAAAGAGATAGAGGGTAATCTACGACTAGATATTACAGAAACAACAGTACCTTTTGATTTACCAACAAAGTGGACTAAAGAACAATTTGAAGAAGTATTATATTATTGTACTTGTGATGTTGAGGCTTTGATTCCACTTTTTGATAAATTAAAAGTAGGCTACAAGTCTAAATACATAATAGCTAAATTCGGTAATATAGAACCTGCTTATGCACTATCGCAAACCAATGCTAATTTAACTGCTATACTTTTAGGTGCTGAAAGACAAGAATACAACGATAACTTTTCCTATACATACCCAAGTTGTATTGATAAATCTAAAATACCTAAACAAGCATTAGATTACTTTGACGAGTTGATAGAACATAATGATTTAGATTACTATGCAGAACCACCATTATTAGAATTAAAAGATATTTTATTCCAAATTGGTATTGGTGGAGGACATGGTTTCAAGAAAAAAGGTGTATATATTTACGATAGAAGTACATCAAGAAGAATATTATGTAATTGGGACTTTACAAGTTTGTACCCAAATCTAGTTAGATTATTTGGTTATTCAAGTAGAAGTCAGAGCAGCAAAGATGGTTATGTAAATGTATTAAGAACTCGTATGAGTGCTAAAAAAGGTCAGTTAGGCGAAGATTTCCTATCGCCAATGGGTTTAACTAACAAAGACTTAAACACAGGTTTAAAACTACCTTTAAACGCCTATACCGGGGCATTACGAGCTAAATTTAATAATTTATATGATAATCTTCAAGGTTTCTCAATTTGTACAACAGGACAATTAATCATACTGCAATTAATACATGATTTAGAGCAAGTACCAACTGTTGAAATGGTATCTGCAAATACAGACGCAGTTATGTTTGAAGTTGATCCAGAGTACAAAGAAGAAACAGACAAAATAATACATGATTTAGAGAAACTAACTGGCTTGGAAATGGAAGAAGATAATATTGTTCGTATAGTAATGGCGAATGTAAACAACTATTGTGAATTGCTGCAAGTAGGAGATAACGATTATAAAATCAACTATAAAGGTGGTCAATTCAAATGCAACTCTATACAACAAAATCTAAAAGTGTTATGGAATAAAGATAATGAAACATGGCATACAGAATTTACAGATGATGTTAAGGCAAACTCATTAACTATTGTTGGTGAAGCATTGCTTAAAAAATTATTATTAGATATTCCAGTAGAAGAAACTATCAATAATTGCAACGACATTTTTAGATTTCAAATGATTTCTCATTTAGGATCAACTTATGAAAAATGCGTACAAGAATCGCCTAATGGAGATATAGAACTACAAAGAAACAATCGTATTTATGCTGGTAATGTTCCACGTGGAACTATTATCAAAGTAAAACCTGATGGCAGGAGAGATTCTCTTGCCGACTGCCCACCAAACCCTATTGTCGATAATGCTAATGAATTAACAATAAACGACATAAATAGACAATGGTATATAGAAATGGCTAACTTAAAAGTTAACGATTTCATGGGTGTACCTAGATTAGAAAGTTTAAAGAAAGATGAGTTATTAGAAAGAGCTACTAAACTTGGTTTAGAGTTTGATAAGAAAATTAAGAAAGTAGATTTAATAGAATTAATAAAAAATAAAGAAAGAAATGAGGTAATAAATATGGCTACAAAACAAGAATTAGAAGAAAGATTAGAAAAAGCACTACAACAAAACGAACAACTTATGGCTAAATCACAAGAGAGCGGTGCAGGAAATGATGATTTACTAAAAGAAATAAAAGAGAACTATTCGACAAACCCTTATAATTATGGTGTATTAGTAGCAGACGCTAGATTACAACATAAGATACAAGAGTTAAGAAAAAAGATTAGAGCAACGGAGTTTATACTTGATAAAGAATTACCTAATAATTTAGGTGGTGGAGAATATCATAGTATTAAACAATACTATAATGCAATTCAAACATATTGTATTGAAATAGGTTTAGGTTTTAAATTTGAAACAGTTAATCTATTATCATTTGAAAAAGATTGTACTAAACCAAGTAATGGACTACCAATTCATGTAGCAACAGTACAAGCTAGAGCAACATTAAAAGACATTGATACTGGTGTTAAAGAAGAGTATTTCGTTATAGGTCAAGGTAGCGATACTATTGATAAAGCAGTATCTGGTGCTGAAACAATGGCATTTAGACAATGGTTTAGTAAAAACTTTACACCTAAAAATGGAGATGACGAGGACTTAAACATCAACGAAGAACCAAAGAGTGAAGCACCAAAAGTTCCTGTTTATATTCCAGAAACAAAGAAAGAAGAAATCAAAAAAGAAGTAGTTGAACAAGTACAACAAGAAGAAAGCGATGACGAAGATATTAAAGCAATATGCGAAAATATCATGAAAGTTAGAGAGCTAACAAAAAATGAAGAGTATGGTAAATCAACTATGGAGAAATTATTAAGTGGAAACTTATCTAGTGCGGACATATTAGAAATCGACTTAAAAGTTAAGAACAAGCTAGAGAAAGTTGGTGCTTAATGTCAAAAGACTGGAAGTATGGAGAGAATAATAAAAACATTATTCTTTCCGAACCACCTAAACAAAAACTTCGCGTAACCGGGCATCGTATCGCAGGTGTTCTAGGTTTAAATCAATATCAATCAGAATTTGGTTGTTGGTGTGAAATAACAAAACTTGTAAAATTACCATTTGAAGATAATAAATATACTTTGTTTGGTAAAGCTGTTGAACCAAAACTTATTGATCTTGTTAGAAAGAAATTTCCAAATGTAATGAGTATCGAAGAATACTATGGTGTAAATATAGATAGATACAAATGGAATAACTTTATAGACGATAGTAATGTTTTCGGTGGTATTATCGATGCAGTTGCTACAAAAGACGATTTAAAGACACTTACAATGATAGTAGAATGTAAGTCTAGTTCTAAACCTAACTTGTGGAAAAACAACAATGTGCCTATTGAGTATCTTTTACAAGGGTGCTTATATTCGTATTTAAAAGGGTTAGACAGGGTTTTATTTATTTGTTGTTTCCCACAAGATTTAGATTACAACCACCCAGAGCAATTCGAACCAAATGAAAGTAATACAATAATGGTGGTTAAAAAGATTAAAGATGTTATGATAGAAATGCCAAATGGCAATATGATAACATTCCAACAAGCTATTGAGTATTGCGAAGAATGGTGGAAAAACTATATAGAAACTGGTATCTCACCAGAGTTTGATGAAAAGAAAGATAAAGAATATTTAGATATAATAAGAACTAGTAAACCAATTAACGATTCTTCTTTAGAAGATTTATGCGATAGTGCAAAAGACCTAACAGAGAAGATACAGGACTTGAAAGATAGTAGTGGTATTACTAGTATGGAAAAAGAATTAAAAACAATAGAAGCAAGTATTAAACAAGGCTTAATGGATAGTTTGAAAGAGGGAGAAACAAAAGCAAGTTGTAAGCAATATAAGTTAAGCGGTACAACAAGCATGAAGTTTAACGAAAAAGCATTTGCAGAAAAACATCCGATTACATACGATAAGTTTTTAGAACCAAGTTTAACATATAGATTAAGTAAAGTAAAAATGGAGGAAGAATAATATGAAAATAACAATGAATATGAAAGGTTTTAAATTAGTAGAAGAGGGAGAAAGAGTATTAAAGATTACTAAAGCAGAATGCACACCAAGTGGAAAGCCAGACAAACTTAAAGTAACTTTCCAAGACGTAAAAGACGGTGGAACAATCAATAGTCAGTATAGCTTTAGCAACTCTGGTGCAGTATTCGCTATGAGTAAATTAGCAGAGATAGCACTTGGACTAAAAGATGGTGATGAGTTCGATACTAAAGAAGATACACCAAGATTAGTAGGACAAGAACTATTATGCGAAGTAGTACATACAAAAGGAACTAAACCAAATGACAATGGAGAATTACCTACTTTCGCAAACGTTAAGAAAGTCATTTCATTAGCAAATACTAAAACAGGAGAAGTTGTTGATTCGCCTAGAAATGCTATTGCTAATCAAGAAGAAGATGACGATTTAGATTAAAAACAAGTACCTTTATGGTACTTTTTTTATTACTTTTCAAAATCTTTTTATCACAATTTCAAAGATATACTTTTATTAGAAAACAACAAAAATGGTTTTCTGTTTACCTTATCTTTGGGGGTGTAAGTTTAGATTTAGATATATGTCTTTATTTATTCTTACACCCTCTTTTTATTTTGTTAAATAGGAGGAATTAGTATGAACAACAACCCTTACATGAGAAACTATTTGAACCCATATCAAAACGCATATAGTCAACAAACTATGTACGACCAAATAGATAATCAAATAGCTCAACTAAATCAAATGAAAGAACAAATGAAAAACACTGTAAACCAAAATCAACAACAACAACCATCTATTAATCAAACATTTCAATTAGCACCTAATAATCATGGTGGCATACGATATGTAAATTCTATTGAAGATGTTAGTAAAGAAACAGTGTTTGTAGATACACCATTCTTTAGTAAAGATTTGAGTGTTATGTGGATCAAAAATTCTAGTGGAGATATAAAAGCATACGAATTAAATGAAATAGTTAAAAAGGATGAGAAAGACCTACAAATAGATTTATTAACAGCAAAAATAAACGAATTGGAGGGAATGATAAAGAATGAACAATCTAATACAACTATTAATGAACCAGAAGTTTCAACAAATACCGAAGAACATGATGAACCAGTTGGAACAACAACTCAAAGCACAAAGTCCACAAGCATATCAAGAGTTTCTAAAAGCAAAAAATGATAATGTTGATCCGAATGAGTACTTAAACAAAATCGTAAATGGTTTCTCACCAGAGAAAAAAGAACAATGGAATGCTATGATGGGGCAATTCCAACAACCTAAAAAATAAGGCTAGTAGCCTTATAGGAGGTATTTATGCTAGTTATGAATGCTTCCTATAAGTTTACTAGCGGCTTAAATATTAAGAGAGGAGGAACTTTAATGAACGGAAATTCAGGAATTCAACCAACTGTTGAATTAGCAACTACTAATGGAAATGGTGGTTTCGCATATCCATACCCAGTTTATCCAATGATGGGTGGTTTTGGTGGTAATGGTGGTTTCGGTGGTTTCGGATCTGATTCTGCAATTTGGTTAATCGTTTTATTGGCTCTTATCTGGGGTAATGGAAATGGTAATGGCTTTGGTGGTTTTGGTGGAAATAGTTTCGATAATGGTTATGCTTGGTTAAGCAATGGTCAAAAAGAAATCATGAACAACACTAACAACGGTTTTGACACATTACACTTATCAAATCAACTTGAATCAGCACGCGATGGAATTGCATCTTTAAGCAACCAACTTTGCAACTGTTGCAGCGATATTAATGGAAACATAAGCAATAGTGCTTTCAATGCAGAAATCGCTGCTGCTAATAGACAAATGGCTAACATGCAACAATCATTTGCAACTCAAACTGCCATTACAAGTGGTATAAACTCATTATCAAGCCAATTTGCAGACTGTTGTTGCGAGAATCGTTTGGCAACACAAGACTTAAAGTCAACTGTTATTAGTGAGAACTGCTCTGATAGAGAAGTGTTAAGACAAATTGGTCAAGATATTCTTGTTAATCAAACAGCTAATACTCAAAAGATTATCGATGAAATCTTTAGGGATCGTTTAGACGAGAAACAAGATAAAATCGAGGAACTAAATAGACAACTTCTAATGAAAGATTTAGCTGCAAGTCAAATTAGCCAAACACAAGCAATTACTTCAAATATCTATAATGAGTTGAAGAACTGCCCTGTCGGCACTGTTCCGGTGTACGGAAATCAAGCCATTTTCTCATGCCCTAACAATGGTGGATGTGGTTGCGGTTTCAACACAACTAGTCAATTTATTTAATAGCATATAGTCGATTACGACACGCTCGATTACGAGAACTTGCTAATTAACTTGCTTACGAGCAAGTACGAAGAATAGGCAAGTGCCTATTCTTTTTTATTATGAGAGGAGAGATAGAATGATAGAAACAATTATAAACGAGCCACTAGCATTACCAAGTAATGCAAGTCCAATAACTTTTGATGAAACAGATATAAGAACTAGATGTGCTTCTTGTAATTGCAATGGGTGGTTAGATTATTCAAATGGAAACCCTAATTTTAAAATATTTGGAAATGGTTATACAGGTTATTACGATGTAGAATTTAGTGCTTCTGTAAGCACTGCTACACCAGGTGTTGTAGCTGTCGGCTTATTCCAAGACGGTGTCCTTATTCCAGACACGATTCGAGCAGTAACACTTGCAGCTGCTGATGATTACGAAACTATTTCTTTTGATAAGAAATTAAGAGTATGCCCTAGAGGTACTACAAATATATCAGTACAAAGTGTATCAAGTGTACCAACACCAACTACACCTGCAACCCCAATATCAACTACACAAGCGATTATAACTAATGCTACATTTAGTATTTCAAGACTTAATAAGTAATGAAAAATAATGTAGTAGATAATTTAAGTCTTGTCTTACAAGCATTAAGTCTACAAATATTGTTTCAAGATTATAACAATAGCGATTTAATGCAAGAACTACAAACACAGGATGAAAAGTACTTAAAGAAAATAATCGAACAAAATGAAGAGATAATTACCCTTTTAAAAGAGAGGAGGGACAAAAATGAATAAAACAATACATGAAGATTTAAAGAAAGCAACCGAAGAAACTATTAAAAAACTTTTAGAAGAAAACCAAGGCGAAGTTGATATGAATAATTTAGAATCCCTAGGTGAGTTAATGGATATTCATAAAGATATAGCTAACGAAGAATATTGGTGTATAAAGGAGGAAAGCGAAATGTACGGAAATTATGGAAATTATGGTGGACGTTATCCTGATTACGGTCGCAACGATTATAGGGGTTATGACACTTATGGTCGTAGAGAACGTGATAGTAGGGGTAGATATAGAGGGCATGACCATATAGATAGAATGTATGATTACTATGGTAGATATGAAGAGGGACGCCAAAGATATGGTGCTAATGAAGATACTATGAAGTCATTAAAATACATGCTAGAAAGTATGGAAGATTTTGCTAGAATGTTAAGAGAAGATGCTCAAAGTCAGGAAGAAGTAGAAATGATCCGCCAAACTGCTCAAAGAATAGCACAAATGTAGTATGTACAAATACTACAATAACAATGCTTTAGGCTTGTTCGAGGATGATTGTACTGTCCGAGCAATTTCTACTGCAACAGGTAGTAGTTGGGATGATACTTATCAACGATTAAGTAATGCTGCCAGACTACAAGGCAAAATGATGGACGATAGAGAGTTTATTAGGGACTATTTAGACACGAATTACCCTCGAGTAAGGTATTTGCCTTACCGAGTTGGAAACGTGGCGTATGAGTACCCTAATAACGTTTTATTGATAACTATGCCAGGACATATTGTCTGCTCTCGCTATGGCGTGGTACTAGATAGCTTCGACTGTCGACACAAAATTGCCGAGGACGCCTGGGTGGTTAAGTGAATAAAAAAAAAAGACACCTTATTTCAAGGTGTTTTTATAATCATTAATTTTAGAAAACAACAATTTCATGTGATCTCTATAATATGTCGTACTAATCGCCATATCATAGCATACTCTAGTTCTCGTTTTACCCTCGTAGAAAGACATTAATAAATCTCTTTCTTCTATGTTTAGTTCCATGTCATCGCATAACTTAATTACGTTTGCACGACAAAGACATTTTATCTCCCTCTTTAATTGGAGATAAGTTTCCTTACCAATCATACCAAATTACCTCATTTCTAATTTGAGTATAAATTAATAAGGGTATAATAAAGTATAAAAAGAGTTATTTGTATAACTCTTTTATCTTTTTGTTAATATTTTGTTTTATCTTTTTGATATTTATTTCAGAGTAATTAAAGCTCAATGCTATTTTTAAATTACTTTCTTTATCAACATAAAACCTCTTACAAATCTCAATGTGTTCTTCATTATTAGTAACTCTAATGATTAATTCGTAGAACTTATCTAAAGGCATACCTCTATATAAATAAAGATTTTCTTTTCTAGCTACTAATTTTGCAGTAATGTAAGAAAGTGCGATTCCAAGTATTACAGGAATTAAGAAACTCATATTTATACTCCATGTAAGTCTATTAAGAATATAGTAGGATAATGAGCTAACAATAAAACAATAACTTGCTTTCTTTAAATGTAGTGGCTTACCAAAGACACCCTTATTGATCCAAAAGCTAGAAAGTATAAAGATACATTCTATGAAAGTGTGATTTAAGGTTGCTATTAATAATACAACTACAACAGTAAAGAAGTTGTATAGCCAAAATAAGACTATGTATATTTTATTAGTTAGCTCATCAACTCTATCTTTCGGTTTTGCTA